TGCACAAGGCCCTGCAGGGTCGCAAGTGGGCTGACTTTGCCCGCCGCTACAACGGCCCGGCGTTTAAGGACAACGACTACGACACCAAGCTCGCCAAGGCATACGACCACTTTGCCAAGGTCTACCCGGTGAAGGAGGTGGCTGATGTGGCTTAACCTGCTGCGCTCCCCCCTCACCTGGTTGCTGCTGGCGCTGGCCATCGCCTTGGCTGGCTGGGGCTGGTCGGCCACCTCGGCCGCGACCGCCAGGGGCAAGGTCGATACCCTGCAAAGCGACCTCAAGGCCGCCAACGACAAGGCCAAAGAGTCCGAGCAGCGGGAAAAGCTCAAAGACGGGGCCATCGATACCCTCACCGGCGAACTGGACGCCCAGGCAACCGCCGCCGCCACGCTGCAACGCCAGCTTGGCGATCTGACCATCACGGCCGCCACCCGGGCCGATACCATCAAGAGGCTCAAACGTGAAAATGCCGAACTCAAGGAGTGGGCTGATCGCCCTCTGCCTGATCCTGTTGTCAGGCTGCTCCAGCGTCCCGCCCTCACCGGCGCAGCAGATTATCAGGCTCACCTGTCCGGCCCCGGCGCCCTGCCAACTGCCGGCCGCCAGCCCGGTCAATAACGGCGATCTGCTAGACCAACTGACCCAGACCGAGGCCGCCTGGGCCACCTGCGCCGCCCAGGTCGACAGCCTTATCGCCTGCCAGCAACGACACCAGAACGGGAGGGAACATGGAAAAGCCAAAACAGATCCGTGAGGTGTTGCAGCAGTGCATCCCGCTGCTGCGTCAGAACCCGGACCACATGATGATATTCGTCGACAAGGGCAAGCTGGTTGCCACCGGCGCCGCCAGCCTGTCGTTTGAATACCAGTACGAACTGACCATCATCGTGGCCGACTTTGCCCAGAACGTGAACACCGTCATGGTGCCGCTGCTGGCATGGATCAGGCAGTACCAGCCAGAACTGATGATGAACAGCGACAAGCGCGAAAACGCCATGCGGTTCGAAGTCGAGATCCAGAACAACGAAACCTGCGACATCGAAATCAAATTACCGCTGACCGAGCGGGTCAAGGTTTGGAAGGATGAGCAGGGCCTGCACTTCGAACACCTGCCCGAACCGCCAGAAGACCCCTACGACGGCATCACCTGGGAACTGTTCATCAACGGGGAGTATCAGCCGTGGCCGCCGACATCGACCGTCTGAACGACTTCGCCGCCAGGGTAGAGTTGATCCGGGCCAACCTGTCGCAACGGGAGCTGGCCAAGTTTGCTGACCAAATGGCCAAAGAGATGCGCGAAAGCAACGCCAAGCGCATCAAAGACAACGTCACCCCGGAAGGGGGCAAGATGGACCCGCGCAAGCCGCAGCGCGGCAACCGCGAGATAAAGTTCATCTACACCACCAGTGACAAAGAAGTGCGCCACCTGAAAAGCTGGCGCGGCACCCGCAGCTACATCATCGGCTTCGATATCATGCGGGGCGGCATCCGCACCTTCAAACGATCACGCATCAAGCGCTTCATCAAGGTCGATGCCAGCAAGGGCGACACCGTCAACAAAAGTCGGCTCAAGCGCAAGATGTTCTCCCGCCTCATCAAGTCGACATGGCTCAAGGCAAAGGGCCATAGCGACAGGGCCGAGGTAACATTCGCCAGCACCGCCGAGAAAATCGCCCATATCCACCACTACGGACTGAAAGACAAAGGCAGCAAGGGGCAAGACATTCGGTACCCGGAACGGCGGTTACTGGGCATGGATGACAAAGACATCGACAAGGTCGAAGACCTGCTGCTCGCCCAGCTCACCAAAGGACTGTAACCACCACCGCCAGTGTGCCAGCGCCGTACACACTGGCCGCCCCTCGCCTTCCCAGCCATTGCCCAAAACAATGGCCCCATGCAACCGACCCCGACTGAACTCCAACGCCTGATCGACAACCTGATCCGCATCGGCACCGTAATTGCCGTGCGCTCCGGAGAATGTCGCGTCAAAACCGGTGACCTCATCACCAACTGGCGGCCCTACGCAGCAGCGCGGGCCGGGAGGAATCGCACCCGCCATCGCCTCTCCATCGGCGAACAGGTGCTGATGCTCTCGGTCAGCGGCGATTTGCGCAATGCCTACATCGTCGGCCCCATCCACTGCGACGCCTTCCCAGAGCCCTTGGCAGGCGATGATAACCCGGACCTCGACCGCACCGAATACAGCGATGGCGCCGTCATCGAGTACAACCCGGCCACCGGGGCACTCAACGCCAGCGGCATCAAGACCGCCACCATATCGGCCTCTGTCGCCGTCAAGCTCATCACCCCCCTGGTGGAATGCACCCAGGCACTCAAGGTCGGTTCGACCATCGAGGCGGGCGGCAAGATCACCGCCTCCAGCGCCAAGATTGGCGGCATCGAGGTGACCACCCACAAACACGGTAACGTCAGCGCCGGCAGCGGCACCTCCGGGGGCCCGCAATGAACTGGCTCGGCATGAATGCAGCCTCTGGCCGCGCCATCAGCGCCACCGACCACATCATCCAGTCGGTGCGCGACATTCTCATCACCCCGGTGGGATCCCGCGTCATGCGCCGCGACTACGGCAGCGAGCTGTTTTACCTCATCGACCAGCCACAGCATCAGGCCACCCGCCTGCGCCTGATGGCCGCTACCGTGCAGGCCCTCATCAACTGGGAACCCCGCATCACCATCACCCGGGTCGATGTGCTGGGCGGCGGCATGGATGGTGCCCTCACCGTCGAGCTCACCTGGCAGCGCAAGGACGGCGGCGCGCCGGAGTCCGCCTCTATCGCCATCCCCACAGGAGCCGCCAATTGAGCAACGTGGATTTGACCCAGCTCCCGCCGCCCTCGGTGGTGGAGCCCCTCGACTTTGAGACCATCCTGGCCGAGCGCAAGGCCACCCTGGTGAGCTACTACCCGGCAGACCAGCAAGCCGCCATCGCCGCTACGCTGGAGCTCGAATCCGAGCCGCTCAACAAGCTGCTGCAAGAGAACGCCTATCGGGAGGTGGTGCTGCGGGCCCGCATCAACGATGCCGCGAAGCAGACCATGCTCGCCTTTGCCAGCGGCACCACCCTCGACCACCTGGTCGCCGAGTACAACATCGCCCGCCTGCTGGTCACCCCGGGGGATCCAGCGGCCAATCCGCCTGTCGATCCGGTCTATGAATCGGATGACCGCCTGCGCCTGCGCGGCCAGATGGCGTTTGAGGGGCTGACCACCGCCGGGCCAGTCAATGCCTACAAGTTTCACGCCCTGTCAGCCAGCGCCGAGGTGGCGGATGTGGCCGTCGACAGCCCCTCGCCGGGTACCGTGCGGGTGACTCTGCTCTCCCCTGCCGGCCAACCCAGTGCCGACACCCTCAATCGGGTCAGCCAGGCGCTTTCGGCAGATGATGTGCGCCCCCTGTGCGATCTGGTGGCCGTCGAGCCCGCCCAGATCAAGCCCTATGCCGTCGATGCCACCCTCAACGCCACCGGCCTTGGCAAGGAGCAGGCCATTGCAGCGGCCACCGCCGCCATGAACCAGACGGCCGCAGCTTATTACCGGGTCGGGGCCACCGTCCCGCTCTCGGCCATCTATGCCGCCCTGCACCAGCCGGGTATCGACAGCGTCACCCTGCGCGCACCGCTGGCAGATGTCACCTGCACGGCGCAGCAGGCCGCCAAGCTCACCACCCTCCACCTCGATTAAGGACCAGACCATGGCAAACGCCCTCTATGACAAAGGCCGCGAGAAGTTTCTCACCGGCGCCATCAACGCCAGTGCCGACACCCTCAAGTGCGCGCTGATCAAAGACACCTACGCCCCCACCCTGGGCAGCGACGAGTTTTTCAGCACTCTCTCGTCCCACGTGGTCGGCACCCCGCAGACCCTGACCAGCAAGACGGTCACCGGCGGGGTGCTGGACGCCGCCGACGTCACCTTCAGCGCCGTGCCCACGGCGGCGGTGAAGTATTGCGCCATCTACAAAGACACCGGCAGCGCCACGACCAGCCCGCTGATCGCCCTGTTCGACACGGCGGCGGGTCTGCCGGTCAGCACCAACGGCGGCGACATCATCATCGCCTGGGACAACGGCGCCAATAAGATCTTCAAACTCTGATGGCAACCCTCTATCCCGTCTGGCGCGGGTCATTGACCTATCACGACGGCACCCTGTCATTCGACGGGGCGGCGATCTACCGGGGCACTCTGCAGGGTGACGATGACCCCGCGCCGGTCGCCATTGCCGGGGTCAGGATCGGCATGTCACCGGGCGGGATAGCGGCAGGGCCAATCGGCGGCATGGCAGCATTGCAGCGCGCCAGACCCGCCGGAGTCAGTCAGTTTGCAGCAGGCACGGCCAAGCTGACCCATCGCACCGCCCCCGACGCCATCGAGGCGGGTGCCTATGGTTCCCCGGATACCACCGCCCGCGCCAGCGTGGCGACGCTGGGCGACCTGCTCGCCATGGGCGCGGCCAAGCTCCACCCCCTCGTCCGCGTGCCAGGGCTCAATGCCGGTGCGCTGGGCATCGCCACGCTCAGGGCCAGGCTTGCGGCTGGCAGCATGCAGCCAGACGCCATTGAGGCGCCGACCATTGGGCAGCGTCTCGCTCCTGTCGGCTTCGATCTTGGTGCCATGGGCAACCACCGGGCCCGAGTGCGCCAGCTCGTCGGCGCCCTGTCTGATGGTCAGAGTGGTGCCCCCAAGCTCAATGCCCGACTGGCCCAGGCCGCAACCCCGTTCACGGGCGCGGTGGGGAGCCCCATCGCCAAGTACGCGCGGATCCTCTATCCGCTGGCACCGGCGCTACCGTTCCCCGGTCAGCCCGCCATCACCGCCGCGCTGGTCCCGGCCCCGCTGCTGCCTTCGGCACTCTCGCCGATTGCCAGCTCCGCGCGCCTGACCACGCGGGGCTTTGATGGCTGCACGTTCGGCGCGTCCAAGGTGCATCGACTGCCCCTGCCATTGCCGACCACCCGGGATCTGCTGCCGCCCTCTGCCACCCGGCTGGAACACCTTGCCGCGGCCACCCTGGCCAGCACAGTGACGCCGGAGGTGATCACCACCACCCGCTTTGCTGACACCTGCCCGGCCCCGCTGCTGCCCTGGCTCGCCTGGGCAAGGTCGGTGGATTGGTGGGAGCTGGCCGAGTCAGAAGACCAGCAGCGAGCCCTCATCAGCGCCTCATTCCGCCTGCACCAGCGCAAGGGCACCCCCTGGGCCATCAAGGAGGCGCTGGCCGTGCTGGGCTTTGGCGACAGCACCATCATCGAACGCGCCACGGGCCGCCGCTATGACGGCACGCTCGCATACAACGGCAACGAACCCCACGGGGATCCGTCCCAGTGGGCCGTCTATCGCGTCATCCTCGCCCGCCCGGTCACCACCGTGCAGGCCAACCGCATCCGGCGCCTGCTGGCAGAGATGGCCCCGGCCCGCTGCCATCTGGCGGCCCTCGATTACACCCAGGCGCCCCTGACCTACAACGGCGCCGCAACCTACAACGGCAACTACAACCACGGAGCCTCCTGATATGGCGAATTTACAAGAGGTGGTGAGCTGGGACGCAGGCGTCTATCAGCTCGAAACCAGCGACCCGGTGCTCGGCGGCCCGGGGGGTACCTCCAACAAGCAGGCCCAGGCGCTGGCGAACCGCACCGCCTACCTGAAAAAGCACATGGATGACCTGGAAGGCGGCACCACCGCTGCGGGCAAGGCCAACAAACTCACCACGGCGCGCACCATCGCCGTGGCCGGGGATGTGACCGGTCAGGCCTCGTTCGATGGCAGCGGCAACATCTCCATCACCGCCACCTATAAAAACTCGGGGGTCGTGGCGGGGACCTATCGCTCCGTCACCGTCGATGCCAAGGGCAACGTCACCGCCGGCAGCAACCCCACCACCTTGTCGGGCTATGGCATCACCGATGCCCTGCCTGCAACCGGAACGGCCGCCGCAGCCCAGAAACTGGCTACCGCTCGTACCATTGCCTTGGCTGGCGATGTCACAGGTCAAGCTAACTTTGATGGCAGCGGCAATATCTCCATCACTGCTACCTATAAAAATTCTGGGGTGGTCGCCGGCACTTATCGCTCGGTGACGGTCGATGCCAAGGGCAACATCACCGCCGGTTCCAACCCAACGACCCTGGCGGGCTACGGCATCACAGATGCGGTTTCATCGACGCAATATGCCACTGAGGCAACGAAGGGGATCGTGGCAGCAGCCACCCAGGCCGAGGTCGACGCAGGGACCGATGACAGCAAGTTTGTGACGGCCTTGAAGCTGATGAACTGGGTCAAGCAAGCCGGGGAGTCCGTGCTCGGCATGTTGAAAGTAGCAACGCAGGCGCAAACGAACGCGGGCGCGGCCGACGATGTGGCTGTCACCCCCAAGAAGCTGCGCGCCGGGTTTGCAGCATCCTTTGCAACCGCCGGGTATCTTGCATTTCCGACATGGATGGGTGGGCTGATCATTCAGTGGGGCAGTATTTTTGTGACTGCAAACTCAACGGCCACCGGTTCATTGCCCATCGCATTCCCAACAGCAGTGTTTCAAGGGGTATGTACCTATGACAGCCCTGTTGGCTCCATCTACCCCACTTCCGCCATGAATTTCCCGTCGTTATCGACCTATCAAATCGGCGTAAAGAGCGCTGCCGGTACCAACTTCATCATGCGATACATCGCCATCGGGTATTAGGAGACCACCATGTACAAATACGATCCTGAGTCCAAAGGGTTCTACCTGACGGCGATTCATGGCGACAATATCCCCCACACCGCGATCACTCTCAGGCCTGGGGACTATGAGAGGCTGGTCAACGGCCAGAGTGACCAGCAAGAGATCGCCATGGTCGATGGCTACCCTGTTTTGCAGGAACGTCCGGCACCGTCAGCGCAACAGATGGCAGAGCTGATGCTGACCCAGCTCGATATCGCCGCTGTCGGAGAGATTGAGCGCCTCCGCCCTGCCGTGGATGGCGGCTATGCCAAGGCGGCTGATGTCGAGCTGCTGGCACAATGGCAGCGCTATCGCTACGAGCTGCCGGATGTGCGCGGCCAGCCTGGCTGGCCTGAGCACCCCGCCTGGCCGCCGCGCCCGGGCGATCCCGCCACCGAATAACCCTTGAGTCCGACCACCACCCCGCCCTGTGCGGGGTGTTTCGTGACTGCCGTCATCCGCCACCTTGTCACCGATTCGCCAGTGTGTAAGGCCCTCACACACTGGCCGCCACTCGCCTGTGATCCCCAGCCCCTGCATCCTGACCCTGCTCGCATCACATGCAACAAGCTCCGTCCGGACAACAGGAGAACCTATGGCACTGGACCAATTTCACCACGGCGTGCGCGTCGTGGAAGTCAACGAGGGCACGCGCACCATCCGCACCGTCGCCACGGCGGTGATCGGCATCATCTGCACCGGCAGCGATGCGGATGCCGCTTACTTCCCCCTCAACAAACCCGTGCTGATTGCCAACCTGCCGGCGGCCATCGCCAAGGCGGGCAGCACCGGCAACCTCAAACGCTCGCTGCAAACCATCTATGACACCGTCAACACCATCGTCATCGCCGTGCGCGTAGCCGATGGCGCCGACGCCGCCGAGCTGACCAGCAACATCATCGGCACCATACTGCCGGATGGCAGCTATACCGGCCTCAAGGCGCTGGAGCGGGCCGCCCCGGTCACGGGCGTCAAGCCGCGCATCCTCTGCGTGCCGGACAACTGCACCCTGCCAATCGCCACCGCCTTGGCGGGCGCAGCCAAAAAGCTGCGCGCCTTCGCCTATGTGCCGACCATCGCCGACACCGTAGAGGCGGCACTCGCCTACCGCGAGAACTTCTCCAGCCGCGAACTGATGCCGATCCACGGCGACTGGACCGTCTGGGACACCGCCGCCAATGCCAGCATCAAGCTCGATGCCTGCCTCAAGGCGGCCGCCATGCGGGCATTCATCGACAAGGAGATCGGCTGGCACAAAACCCTGTCGAATGTCGGCGTGACCGGGGTCGACGGCATGACAAAGGCCCTGTTCTGGGATCTGCAAGACCCCGATACCGAGGTCGGCCTCCTCAACGCCAACGAAATCACCGCTCTCATCCGGTCCGATGGTTTCCGGTACTGGGGTAACCGCACCTGTTCCGATGACCCGCTGTTCGCCTTCGAGAACTACACCCGCACCGCCCAGATACTGGCCGACACCATGGCCGAGGCGCACATGTGGGCCAACGACAAACCGCTTACCCCCACCCTGGTGAAAGACATCATCGAGGGCATCAAGGCCAAGGGCCGGGAACTGGTGGCGGGCGGTTACCTGCTCGGCTTTGACTGCTGGTACAACGAGGAGCTCAACGACAAAGACACCCTCAAGGCCGGCAAGCTGCGCATCGATTACAACTACACCCCGGTGCCGCCGCTCGAAGACCTCGGCTTCATCCAGCGCATCACCGATACCTACCTCATCGACTTCGGCGCCCGCGTCGCGGCCGCCGCATAAGGAGCCACCATGGCACTGCCACGCAAACTGAAACACGGCAACATCTTCATGGATGGCGAGAACTGGATTGGCGTCGCCGAAGACTTCACCCCGGCCAAGCTGGGCCAGAAATTCGAAGCCTATCGCGGCGGCGGCATGATGGGCGCCGCCAACATCCACATGGGACTGGAAGATGGCGCCCTCGACACCTCCTTCACCTTCGGTGGCGCAGAGGCCGCACTCGTCAAACGCATGGGGCTCGCCAAGATTGACGGCGTCGCCCTGCGCTTTGCCGGTTCTTTCCAGCGTGACGACACCGGCGAAGTCGTCTCGGTCGAAATCGTGCAGCGCGGCCGCTTCAAAGAGCTGGACCGGGGCACCTTCAAGAGCGGCGACAACACCCAGAGCAAAGTCAGCATGGTCAACACCTACTACAAGGAGACCATGAACGGCGTCGTCCTGTGCGAAATCGACCTGCTCAACATGATCTGGATCGTCGACGGCGTCGACCTGATGGCCGAGCACCGCAAAGCCATCGGCCTCTAACCCACCCAACAACCCAACGGGCGGCCCTTATCCCAACAGAAAGTGCCGCCCTCACCACATCACCAGGACGCAACACCATGGAACACAAGACAGTGACTCTCGACCAAGCCATCCAACGCGGCGACACCACCATCATCGAGGTTCAACTGCGCAAGCCCAAGGCGGGCGAAATGCGCGGCCTCAACATGGCCGATGTGCTACAGATGGACGTCAACGCCCTCACCAAACTGCTGCCCCGCATCACCACCCCGATCCTGACCGAGCTCGAAATTGGCAACATGGACCCGGCTGACCTGCTGCAACTGGGCAGCGAGGTGGCCAGTTTTTTGATGCCGAAGAAAATGGGCTACCTGGCTGCGTAGATGACCTGATGGCCGACATCGCCATCATCGCCCACTGGCCGCCGTCCGAGATGGCGGCCATGGAGATCAGCGAGCTGATGGGCTGGCACCAACGCCTCGTTGAAACCCACAACCGCATCAACGGGGCAGACGAACAATGAACCCTCTCAAACTGCAAATCCTCCTCGGGGCGGTCGACAAGCTCACCGCCCCCCTCAAGGCCGCCAGCGGCCAGAGCAGAACCACGGCCAAAGACCTCGCCGAGACGAAAAAGCGCATCAAGGAGCTCGAGACCCAGAGTGGCCAGATTGACGGCTATCGCACCCTGGGAAGCCAGATTGGCGCTACCCGCGCCCAGCTCACAGCAGCCCAGCGCGATGCCCAGCAGATGGCCCAGCAACTTGCCCGGGTCGAGCAACCGACCAAGGCCATGACCCGCGCCATGGAGCAGGCCAAACAGAAGGTGCGCGACCTCTCCCAACAAGAGCGGGAAATGGTCGCCCGTCACGGCAGCCTGAAACGGGCCCTGGGCGAGGCAGGCATCAACACCAAGCAGCTCGGCGAACACCAGCGCCGCCTCAAGACCGATCTGGCTTCCGCCAATACCCAGCTCGACCAGCAGCGCGCCAAGCTGGGCCAACTGGCCGACCAGCAAAAGCGCCTCAACCAGGTCAAGGCCAGCTATCGTCAGACCCAAGAACTGCGCGGCCAGATAGCTGGCCACGGCGCTACCGCCATCGCTGCGGGTACCGCGATTGGTTTGCCGGTCATAAGCGCAATCAAGGAATACACCGGCTTTGAAGATGCCATGAAAGGGGTAGCCAAGCAGGTCGATGGAGCCAGAACCGATTCTGGCGAACTCACCTCCGTCTACTACGACATGGCCAAAGAAATAAAGGCCATTTCAGAAGAGATCCCCCAGCTCAACGGCGCGATCGACATCGCCGCCCTGGTTGAAGGCGCTGCCCGTATGGGGGTGCAAGGTCAAGAAAACCTGCTCAAATTCGCCAGAACATCAGCCAAGGCGGCAACCGCCTTTGAACTGCCGGCCGGACAGCTCGCCGAAGACATGGGCAAAATCGCCAACCTCTACAAAATCCCCATCGGCAACATCGAACAGCTCGGGGACGCCATCAACTATCTCGACGACAATGCCCAGTCCAAGGGCGCCGACATCATCGATGTGTTGCAGCGCCTGGGGGGCGTGGCCGACAAGCTCGACTACCGTAAAGCCGCCGCGCTGGGCTCGACCTTCCTCAGCCTGGGGGCCGCGCCGGAAATCGCCGCCAGCGCCTCCAACGCCATGGTGCGCGAGCTTTCCATCGCAACAATGCAAAGCAAGCGCTTCCAGGCAGGCATGCAGGCTATCGGCCTGAAATCGACTGACGTAGAAAAGGCCATGGCCACCGACGCCATGGGCACCATCACCAAGGTGTTGGAGAAAATCAAAGCGCTCAAAGCAGAAGATCAGCTCAGGGTCACCACCCAGATATTCGGCAAGGAGTACGGCAAGGATGCGGCCAAACTCTCCAACAACCTGGATGAGCTCTATCGCCAGCTGAAACTGGTGAATGGCGAGAAGGCGAAGGGGTCAATGCAACGGGAGTCAGACATAGACAAAGACTCGCTCTCATCCCAGTGGCTGATCCTGCAGGCCGGGGTAAAGAACGTGAAGGCCGACCTGGGCGAACTGCTGCGCGGCTCCCTGATGGACATCATCAAATTTACCAAGGAGATCGTCACTGGTACCCGTAACTGGGTTGAAGAAAACCCCAAGCTTGCCAACACCCTTGTCAGGATTGCGGCCATGACATCCATCATCGCCATCGCATTGGGTGGGCTATCCCTGACCATCGCCGCCCTGCTTGGGCCACTGGCCATCATGAAGCTCATCTTCGGGGTGCTGGGGGTCACCTTTGGCGGCATGCTCGGTGCGATAGGGGCGCTGCTTGCTCCATTGGCCGCCCTTGCCGCCATGGGTATTGCCATCATCAAGTTTTGGCAGCCCATCAGCGCATTCTTCAGCGGGCTATGGCAGGGAATCATGACTGGGCTCACACCTGTCTTTGAGGCCTTCAAGCCGTTTTCACCGTTGTTTGATGGAATCGGATCCAGCGTAAAGGCGCTTTCAGGCTGGTTTGGTGATCTACTAGAACCGATCCAGTTCTCGAAAGAGACGCTGGAAGGGTTTGGCAATGCCGGCCAGTTCGTCGGTCGCATCCTAGGCGAAGCATTCAATATTGCCCTCACCCCGCTCAAGGCTTTCCTGAAAGGGATCGAATGGCTGCTCGAATCGCTGGGAATTTTAGAAGCGAAGAAGCTGCCGAGCTTTCAAATGCAGGCGCCTACAGCGGCGACACCGGGTTACCTCAACGGAAACTACAACACCACGGCGATGGCTGGGGGATACAGCTACGGTCCGCGCATCGTTGAAAAACCACACATAAAGCCAAAAGCCAGCACAACCATCAACAGTCAGCCGTTCTACAACCTCACCGTTAACGCAGCTCCTGGGATGGATGAATCGCGAGTAGCCTCGATTGCCTTAGACAAGATCAGAGAGCAAGAGCGTGCGAACAAAACGCTTGGGCGTGCTGGCTACAGCGACCGCAACTAAGGAGCAACAGCCATGATGATGACCCTGGGCTGGTTCGTGTTTATGCGCTCGACCCTCGCCCCCCTCTCACAACAAGACGAGCGAGCATGGCGCCATCCGGGCAATAACCGGGTCGGCGCCCGCCCGGCTTACCAGTACCTCGGCCCGGATGATGAAACCACCACCTTCAGTGGGGTGCTGCTGCCCGAGGTGACCGGCGGCCCGGTCTCCCTCGATTTGCTGAACAGCATGGCTGACAGCGGCCAGGCCTTCCCCCTGATCCAAGGCGATGGCGTCATGCGTGGGTCATTCGTGATCGAGGGCATCAGCACCACCCGCAGCGAGTTTTTCAGCGATGGCACCGCCCGTAAAATCGAGTTCACCATCAAGCTCAAGCGGGTCGATGACAACGACAGATCCCTTGTCCAAACCCTGCTGGGCCGCACCGCGGGTAACCTCTTTGGCCGCCTGGGCCTGGGCAAGCTGGTCGGCAGTATCGGCAACAAGCTCGGGGGACTTCTCTGATGGGGGCATTCGACCAGTTCGGCACGCGATTGGCCGAAAATTTGGGGCTGACCAATCCCCTCGACGCCTTGCGCCAAGGCCACCCGGTCCCGGCTTACCAGGTACTGGTCGACGGCAAAGACATCTCGG